GGTGGGTTATAATCATGACTCTGTTCCTTCATCGTCTTCTTCAAATTTCTCGACGTTAATTGGTTCTTTTAATCCATTGTTAATCATATACAGGATTTGGTTAATCTTTTCATAGGCACTAACGCACAGTAAGTCGTACTTAACGGCACCCACTGCTTCGGCATATTTCATTTCCAAACCTAAGATAGTTTCGTTATTTTCGCCCAAAACTATTGGGAAAGTTTCCCGGATTTTAACCGGTGAAATGACCATACCGGCAGCGTGCTTACCTACTGAGGAAATAGTATCTGACATTCTAATGGCAATGTCAAACTCATATTTGTATTCATTGTACCACTGTTTAACGATAGGGAAGTGGTCAATGTTATATTCCAAAGTGGTGTAATCGGGTTTTTCTGAACGCAGATCTTCAAGGTCATCTTGAATCTTATCCTTAGTTAGGATGTTACTGCTCATTTCCAGAGCAACGTCTGGCGAAATACCACCAAGAACACGGCATACGTCCTGCAAAACCCCTTTGCCGTCATACCTGTTATATGTGACAATATACTGTGCCACATTTTCTGTACCGTACTTTTCTGTCAAGTATTCCTTGACTTGTTTACGGAAAGAGGGGCAAAGGTCGATATCGATATCTGGAAAACTGTCAGCACGGGCTTTATTGAAAAACCGCTCAAATACCAGACTTCTATTTGGATGGTAATCTAGGGTTGGGTCAGGGATCACCGGATCAATATCTGAAATTCCAATTAAGTAACTGACTAGACATCCGGATGCTGAACCACGTAATCCCACCAATGAGTGGTTCTTGTGACAAAACTGAATTACGTCACGAATGATGAGCATATAGTCGGCAAGACCTGCTTTTTCAAATACGTCTAATTCCATTAGAATGCGGTCAGTGTAGACTTGTTTAAGTGCGGGCTTGTTCTTTAGGAAAGTAACTAAACCTCTTTGTTTCCAACCCTCTCTACAAAGGTCACGAATTTCCGCCATAGCATTGTTTGACCACTTAGGAACAAGTGGCTTGTGCTTAATACTATATACTTCTACGAGGTTAGTGAACCATTCCAATGGATTCGTGTAGGCACTGACAGGCTGAATCCAAGCCGTATTTACATTATGATGCAAAAGCCCCAAGTAATGTTGGGGATCTTCCTTATATTCGGCAAGGGTTTGCTTAACAGCATCGGCATTTACAATTTGCTGACAAATGACATCTTCTGCTTCTGGATAAAAACAGGGTGTACTTGTAACAAGACGCGGGAGACGAAACTTATCACGAATAATGTCATTCCTTACCGACTCTGTTTCATCTCCGTAGTTTGTCAACAAACCTACGGCGTTACTGCCAAATGACTTAATCAACTCTGCTAATTCTTTTGACGGAGGGCCATTTTCAACAACGCTGTTTACGTCGCCCAATACCAGCAAAGTGCCCTCCGTGTGGGGGGCAATGTCTTGGAGTCTAATGCACGGTAGTTTGTTTTCACCGACAGTTGACTTCCCTAGGATACGTACTAAATTTTGGTATCCAGTCTTGTTTAATGCATAGAGCGTAATAAACTTACCATCTGGCAGACGGTAATTACAACCAATAACTGGTTTTAATTGTGCCTTTTCGCACTGCTCAAACAACTCGGCAATGCCAGATAGGGTGTGGTTGTCTGAAAGAACAACAGTTGACCAGCCCTGCTTTTTGGCGGTTTTTACCAATTTCTTGACATGGTTAAAAGCATCCCCTACAGAGTAGTGGCTCAGGCACTTGAAAGAAAAACTCATTAGGTAATTGTTCCTTTGAAAATCTTGGGATTATTGTAATCGTTTCTTGCTGAAACGGCTTCGCCTTTTACCGTCAACGAGATCAACTCTTTAGCGTATGCAGCAGAGGTCTTTGAGTACGGTTTAAAAGCATGGAAGTAGTCGCACTGACTATAAACCTCGGTAACGATGTACACGGTGTCGTTTCGCTCAATTATATCGCCCACGCCGGGAGGGTCGGTCAAATACTCCAAGATAATGTTTTCGGGGTGTTCTACCTCATTGGCAATAACGGCAAAAGTTTTACCAAATTGGCACACCGAACGACACTTCCATGACTCCATCATTCTACCACGATCATCTTTTAACCTCTTGGGAGATTCATCACCGCGAATTTGTTGCTGAGCTTTATACAGAATATCATATGTATGCACCCGATCTTCGTCGGTGAAGGTTACTGTAAACGGTCCCCCGTTCCGGGTAAAATACATGGTATACATGTAATTCTTGAACTGTGGATATATTTTACGAACCGCTAGGTCATAAACTCTAAATTGGATATCTGCGTGAAGTTTCTCAACATCCAGTTCTTCGCCGGTAATCCAGTCTTTGCGTTCGCCAGTTTTATAGTCAATGACTTCTAAAGTATCTTCGGCAGGAGCCGTAATTAAGTCAATGGTTCCGCGAATGCCAAAGTCTTCAAAGAATGGTTTGCCGATTTTTAACTCAAACTGTTTCTCTGTAGAAAGCACATTCAGATTATATGGGTGGTAATCTGTGTCCAGAACAGCGTTAATTTGTTCTGCACAGAACCTTTTATCTGCTGGCTTGTAGTCGTGGTTGGGGTAAAGACCTGTGTAGCGTTTCCAAGCAACCTCAAGCAATCTTGCTGGATCAAGTAACACTGGGTGTTTTTCATGGCGATTAATTCGCTTGGCTTTTGCCATTTGTTCCAACACCCAGTGGACAATTGTGCCTAGATTTGCTTTTTTACCAGCAATGCTTTCAATGCCTACATCGTGGTGAAGGAAATACTTGAAAGGGCAATCTTTGTAGGTTTTGTATGAGGATGCACGCATCCAATTAATTTTCATGTTTCTTACCTTGACTGAATAAGCAATATACCATAGCTGTTATAAACATTGCTAACAACACATATGGTAATAAGAAAAAACCGAGAGCAAGCCATGCAATTGCGTTCATTTTGTGTCTTTCTGAATTCTGTCTTCTTTTTCATACCAAGGTTTCCTTTCACCAAAAACCTTGTCATAGTTTTTTCTATACTTGATCTCGTCAGTAGGACGGCGTTTAGAACCTTTTCCTCCGGAAGGATTATGGTACTTATCATCTTTTTGCATAAATTATCTCCCTGAAAGGGTCATACTTTTGCTTCCCTATCCGCTTCGCGGTTTTGATCGCGAGGAACCCAGTTGAGTTCTACAGAGTTGAATTGTTTGATTAGTCCACGAGTAACATAAAAGAGTGGGCGGGCATTGTTGTCCCTCACCTTGTAGGTACCATTTAATTGGTAAATCGCCGTTTGGGAATCGCCAAATACCTTAACTTCTGTAGCACCTAGTTTTAGACATCTGGTAAGTCCGGTAACTAGACCCATGTATTCGGCCACAATGTTTGTAGAACCTTTTTCAAGGAATTTGTCGCCACCTTTGTCGATGATTACATCGTTTTCGTCTTTTACAATGTATCCGTAGGATACAGTATTGGCAGTAAATCCGCCGTCAAAATAGAGTTTACAGATCACGCAAAATATCTTTCGGAAGTGGAGTTTCAATAAATGTAGAGTTTTTGGCTAAAGAAGCGTATTCTTCATACCATGATGGACCAATCACAAATGTAAAGTCTGATTGCTTAGCAATCAATTTCATTGCTTTGTCCATCTTTTTCGGAGTATATTTGCCAGCATTAGCAATTATAAGGCCACTGCAAGTTTCGTTAATTCGGAGAAGTTGCTCGTAGCTGGTAGGAATCTTTTTAAAGTCTTTTCTAGAAGGTTTAAAAGACTGTACCCGAGTAACCGGAACGTGCTGGCTCATTGATAGATTGGCAATTGACTGACTTAACGGATAAAAAGTATCTAAGTACACTTGATTATCATCATTAAGTTCTTTGGTCATTTCCAAGAAAGAAACAAAAACTGATCTAATTTCCGGCAGTTGATTTTCTAAACCATGTCCACCGGTATATATAGATGGTGGAGAAATAACGCCTATTTTATACATTGTGCATATCCAAAAGGCCGTGAGGGATAGCCTCTCTTTGGCCTGATTGCGTAACTCGAATAAATTTTGCTTTTTCTGATAGTTGTTTCAAAGTGCGTACCCCAGAATATGTCATTCCAGAGCGAATGCCTCCCGCCAATTCTTCAAGAATGGGCTTTACGCTGCCTCTGTCTTTTCTATACACATGAACGCCTTCGGCAGCAACCTTTTTACCGAGTTCTTGATTTACCATGGCAGAGGACATACCACGATAAATACGATTCCCTTCGGGAGTTAGTTCTGTTGGGGTTTCCGTCGTACACGAAATAATGCTGCCAACCATAACGCAGTCGGCTCCCGCAGCTAAGGCTTTAACAATGTCTCCGCTGTTACGAATCCCGCCGTCTGCGATGAGAGACACATTAGAACGCATCTTGTTAATTGCTTCACGAGCCTTAATTATCGCTGTTAATTGCGGAATACCGTGGCCCGTTACTATTCTCGTAGAGCAATTTCCGCCCGGCCCAATTCCGACACATATGGAGTCTACTTGACCGTTAAATGCTAATTCAACGGCACCTTCTGCTGTTGCTACGTTGCCACCGATAATTTCAATTTGGTCTTTAAAAACTTCGCGTAGCCGACGACATTGCTGAATGCATTGTTTAGTATGTCCGTGGGCAACGTCAACTTTAACAATTGCTCCTTGCGGGGCAACTTCAAGAACTTTTTGGATAACGGTAATTTCTTCTGGCGAAATGCCAACACTGAAAGCGGGCTTGCAACCTAAAGCAGCAATTCGCTGGATATCGGCCATGAACCTGTTGAAACCTTCTGTACCGTACTTGCTTGCATAAAAACGGTGTAAAATACCGTAACCCCCATGATTAAACATGGTAGTAAACATTTGACCTTCGGTTACGGTGTCCATGTTGGAAGAAACGATTGGCAAAGTCATTGCGGTACGAGAGGTCAATTGACAGGCCATTGAAATTGACGGGTCGTTTCTTGATGGAATATTTGAATATTGCGGAATAATGTGAACATCGTCAAATGTCAAATATTCGCTTGGTGTATATTGAACATCATTAGCATCTACAAAAATCAATCAGGTAGCCTTTCTTGAAATGTTTTGGACTTGTTGCAAAGCAATTTCGTTCTTCATTTCTTCTGACATATTACTATTGTCTATTTCAATGTAGTTACGGTGTTGGTGAAAATCATAATTGTCTAAAGAGGTTTCACTAATATGAAACATGCCGGTAATATTTCGAGTCAGACGCACTATTATAACATTATCTTCGCCGTATTCTTTAATAAAGTATTGAATTTCGTTAGGAAACCGTACATCCCCAATAATGGCGTGTGATAACGGGACGTTGGCTTCGGATTCTCTCTCAAAACATTCGGCGTTGATATCGGCGATTGTTGCCCGGCACCAAACGTCGTTGTCAATACGCCTCATGACTTCTGTACCGAAATATTGCAATAAAGCTCGAACAGAGACTTGTCGTTCTGGGTCAATGTCCGATTCGTTATAGAAAACAACTGGTAAGTTCTTGTATTTAATATGGGTTAATTGGTTTTTGTCTTCATTCGTGCCGTACATCAATTTAGTAGAAATACCAAAAAATCTTTGACATGCCTCTTTAAGGGAATCAGCCAAATTGAATGTATAAGCAGGCCCAGTTTGACGATTGCCTCGCAAATGAGTCTGTAGGTAGGTGGCTAGGCTACTTTTGCCTGCTTGGGCTTTGCCCGCAATTAGAATTATTTTCATTATTACTTCTTTACCTTATCAAAATGTTCTTTGACAATTTCAATTAATGTTTCTGGCGAAATTCTTTCGTCGCCCTCATAAACAAAGTAAGTTTTATAGATATCATAATCAATTTCATTAAGCAAGTCTTTTAACATTTCTATGATTTGTTTATCAGTCATCCTGCTGTTCCCTTTTTAAGATAGATCTCTTCCATACTTATAACGAGTTACAGTATCAATAATTTTTGCTTTTTCAAATTCTACAGGGTAATCAATCATATTACCGGGATCGAATCCGTAACTATAACTACGCTCACAATCAAACATATATAGTTGCTGAGTGGGCTTATGCCTTAAAAGGTAACAGTAACGAGTACAGTCGTGTTTACCAGCAAACTGATCTTCTTGTAGCACTTCCCAATCAGAATCTAATCCGTCAATAATATCACAAAGGGCTTCCATGTTGTTAACGGGATTATACATCGGATCAAAACCTTTCTTTTTATTATAGATGTCCTAAAATAGACTCTAATATGTTGTCGTTAGATTCAACGGATTGTACCCAACCTTTAATGGTCTTATATATAATCTTGTCTAGATTTTTAGAATCATCTAGGGTTTGAAATCTTCCATTGTTAACATAGTCACCTTCTCGTTTTATAAAATAGTTTAACGATGGGTACTTTTCTTCAAATTGCCAAACCATATTGTATATTTCGGAAGTAAATGATAATTTTGCTTGGTTAGAATAGACCCAGTTTAACAATAACGGAGAATCAGTAATTACTATATCAACTCCGTTACGCAAATACAATTCTTCTCTACGAAGTTGTTCACTAAATAAGTGTAATTGGTCCCATCCAAGGGGTGTTTGCCCGGCATATGCCCACGGTTTTACTACTTCGGTTACTAATTCTACATTTTGCTTAATTTTACCAGATTTTCGTAGTAATTTTAATTCACTAAATAGTTTGGCTGCTGTGGTACTTTTTCCAGAACCGGGACCACCAAACAAATTAATACGTCGATACATCATATTTCTCCAACCGCTTGTTTAGCAAGCGGGTTTATCCACTCTTTCTTTTCCATTATTTCAAAAACTTCTTCAATTGAAAGAGGTTTAAAGTCGTGACAATCCACTCCTACGTCAAATGAATAACTGTGAGGATCGTCTGGCAATTGTCCGTGGCTGTGGCCATACAGATGGAAAGAGCCTCTATGGGACTGATTCCAAGTACGCATTGCATAATGGCACATAACGATGGTGCGTTGGGCGTGACGGATTTCTTTTAAGTAATCGCCACTCACAAAATGTGGTTTTAGCTTATCCAGAATTGGTTCATCGTGGTTGCCAATTACCAAGTGTAAATTTTTACAGTTGATTTTTCTACGGAAATTGGTGATTTGTTCGTCACTTCCACCCCACCACACAAAGTCTCCAATGATATACATGGTATCATTCGGTTTAACCACCCTGTTGATATTTTGTATCATTGCATCATTCATGTCTTCGATGGAGTCGAAGGGCCGATTACAATGCTTAATTATATTGGCGTGATGCCCATGTAAATCGCTAGAAAAATAGATCATTTTTTAGTTTCCATCCTACATTTGTGCCATTCGTTCTTGTCGTAAAGCCACCAGTTTCCATTGGCATTTTGTTTCCATGTCAAACCCTTGGTTTTGCATTTTTTGCAGGTAAATGTTTTAGGAAGATGACGACGATGTAATGCTTCGCCAATATCTATTCCATACATACCGTTGAAATATTCTGACATTTCGCCCATTTATGTCCCTTGTAGGATTTCCTTAATTTCGCTGATCGACAGATCAGCAGGATCCTTTAATAGTTTATCCGTCACATTTGCGGTGTTAAAAAAAATTTGGAATTTTTCCGTCAAATGTCTGGCAGCTTTTGTACCCGCCAAGTCCGGATCCAACATAAACGTAACTTTTTCGACACCCATCGACAACAACAGGTGTTGCTGTTCTGTTGCCATATCAATCCCAAACATGCTCACGCAGTTGGTATAACCCAACTCATGCATGTGAACAGCATCCAAAAACCCCTCGACAAGGATAACTGACTTAGTATCTATAATGCTTTGTTTAGCGTGATTAATTCCAAAGAAGGTGGTTTTGAATTTATTTCTTAGTGGTGAAGTTAACCACTTAGGTTCCATTCCATTGATGGATCTTCCCGCAAAACCCAATAACTGGTCGTTGTGATTAATTATTGGTAAGCAAGCCCTATTGTACAGGGTTTTGCCGGGTGTTAGACAATCAAACATGAGCCATTGCTGGATGGCTTCTTGGGAAATACCCCGTGACTCAAAATACGCCGAGCGTGGTTGAATTCTATTAAGAATGCTGTAGTCATAAACAATTAGTTCTTCGGCTGGGCGTTGTTTATTTTTTCGTAGAAATTTGTGTAAGTCTACTTGTTCTTTACTAATGGTACCGATTTTTTCGCCGGTAACCTCTTCGACAAAGTCAATGACACCTTTCCAATCACAGCCTTTTACACCTTTGATGAGGCCCAAAATGGTTTTGGTGTACTTTTCGTGACACTTACCAGTAAAGCACAACCATGTTTTACGTTTGTCATCCCAAGAAAAAGCCCGTGAGTTATCGCCTCCGTGAATGGGACATTCGCACTTGACATCTCCGTATACATCTGTTTCAAACCCTAACTCTTCGAGAATTTTATCTGAATAATTGTTAGCCAACTCTCTGGCTTTATCAAAGTCCAGAAGATCTTGATTCGTCTTCGTTGTTGAATTCTGGTATTCCATTGAGGTCATCATCTAGAATGTCTGTATCTTGCGGTCTTGCAAAGAAATCTTCTCCGGCTTTAGCAGGATCAGTAGTTTTACCCTTTTTCTTGTCTACCGGGTTTGTAGTAGAAACTGTAACTGGTCCACCGCCACTAAATGATATCGTACTTAATGGTCCCTCTTTAAGAGTTACTCGTGACTTGTCAAACTTAAGATTGATGTATTCTCCCGGATCATTCTGACCGAAGCGTGACAGAATAACGATCAGTTTGTGAGTATGATCGTTAAGTCCATCAGCAGCGTAGTCTTCTGATTCTTTTCTACGGAAGATGGTGAGGCTAGAGCAGAACCACGCTATTTTATCCGCACCGGCGAGGGCAGACTCAGTAGAGTTATTGATTCCGTCCCGGTTTAATTGTGCCAGAGACAAGATGGGAACCGAAAATTGCTTCGCGAAGTTTTGCAAATCTGTCATGACTTGACCAAGGAGTTGATCTTCGCGAAGGTTGCCCATTTCCTTTGTATCCATCATTTTTAAATAGTCTAGAATGATGAGACAGGGCTTGGCTTTACCATCAGCATGAAATCCGACTTTTTGGAAAAGCCACTGACGCATTACGCGAATCCATTCCGCATGGCGTTTACCAGAGATGTTAAGGTAAGTTAGCTTATTCTTTTGTTCGAGTAATTCAACGGCTTTATTGACTTTGCCACGCAAAACGTCGTTTTTAGCAAATGCCCCAGTTTCAATTTCATCAATTGTGACTTGGCTCAAATTAGCACACAAACGGGTGACCGTAGTCTTTTCGTCCAATTCTGTATCCAAATACAGGACAGGAATATCTTGCTGAATAACTTGGCCAGCAATAAACATGCTAATCATTGACTTACCCATCTTGGCACGGGCTGCAATAACGTGGACACCCGGACGGAATCCCCTGCCGATCTTGCGATCATAAATTGGCAATCCTGATGGGATTCCGGCGTGACTTTCAATTTGCTCTGCAAAATCAGTAATGATAGAACGGGCTACGCTTGCAATTTCTACAGAATCATTCTGCCCAGTCAAGTTACTATGCAGCATTAAGATCGGTTCTTCGATCTTTGTCAAGGTTTCCGCAATTGGTCTATCAATATCAGCATTCTCGACAGCATCGCCCGCATGGAGCAGTGCCATCTTTGCTTCTCGTAGAATTTTGGCTCTGCCAACTCGCTTTGCGTGATGGTAGATTTCTTGCAAAGAAACCTTTTGAATTTCCAAGGTTTGCAGATATTCTTCAAGATCAATCTTAAATTCAAAAGAGTGCTTGTTTAAATAGGCAATAATGGAAGCCAGTCCCGGCTTCTCAATCTTGTCATTAATGATTAAATCATTGATGGACTTAAATATTGCTTGGTTTTCAATAGTAACAAAACTATCAACACTGACGTATGCCAAGATTTCAAAAAGAACCTTATCCCCGTGTTGCAACAAACCCGTGAGGACGATGCGTTCACTTGCTGGAACACTGGTGTTGCCGGGCTTTAACGGTACGGAATCAATTGAGTTGGTGTCAATCCTTGGTTTTCGACTCATACTTATCCTTTATTGATTTTACTGCAATGCGGGCACTTGTACTCTTGTACCGATTTGCCATCTGATTCAAAACCTGTCTTTTGTAGACACATTCTCTTCGGAAACTCTTTACCGCAAGAATTGCATTCCATTGTCCATTCGGCGGGATCTCTTGCCATTTTTTCTTGACTAACATTGGCATTAGCCTGTTTTTTCTTACTAGAAAGAACATCTATGCTAATGACTTGCATTTCCTTATTAAAATCTAATTTGTCACCAGAAATCTTGGGAATTGCACGAAGTGGTTTTGCTTTGGTATCTTCAATTTCCTTTTTGGAAACTACCACTTCTGGGGATTCTTCCTCCGCGTTTTGTGGTTTCTTTTTACGTCCCCTCTTTGCGGGAGTAACCGGAGTTTCCTCCACCGCCTCCACGGGGTCACGGGGTGTCCCCGTATAACGGGCTACGATTTGTTCTATGAGGTCTTCGTAGCCAGAGGGGGTAGAAGCAGGGGGTGTGACAGAGACGCCTGTAAGCCCTTTGTAGGCTTGGGAAACCAATTGCCAGTTTCCGGTTTCTAGTCCCTCCCGCAGGGAGTCAATTGGAGAATTTTGCTTGCTTTTTGACATATATGAATTTTTCTATTGATTTGACAAGACTTTCTAGTTGACTTGTCCAGTTGTCTAAAGTGTCGTGCTGACCGTGTAATTCTGTTAATTTAACATCTATTTCCCCCGCACGCGGGTTTTGGGCACAAACCAGTCTCTCGGCAGTTTTACCATACAAAGTTCTCAATGATGGATCATTGGCCATATCTGTGCCGACAATAGTATCTAGTTGTTTTTGGTAAAACCGAATGTTTCGCATTAAATTTGCTTTTTTGCTATTTAAGAAAACATTGTAATAAGTCAATTTAATCGCCCACTCTGACAATTCCACTGGATCTTTATCGTAGTAGTTAGTAAGATTACCCAACTCATCAAGGATACCCTGAATATCCAAATTAGCGAACTTGGGCAAGTTTACCGACGCTTGAAAATCAGTAATGGTTTTAGTAAAACCAGCCGTGTCAAAATTATCCCTCATTTAGGTATGCCCTCAATTCTTCTGGAGTATCTATTGTTTTCAATTCTATGTTGTTTTTACGACACCATTCTCGCTTACGAGAATCTCGCTCTTTGGCGTTCTTAAATTCTTTTTCGTTCTTGTAAAAGAACGAGTTGTACTTGTAGTGTTGCTCACCTTGGACTTCAAAAGCACGCTTTCGGCTAGGAATGTAGAAATCTAAGTAAAACCCTTCTGGGGTAGGAAAATCTTCCAAAATAAGAACACTTGGAAAATATTCTTTAAGAACCTGTCCGCAATTAAATTGCAGTTTAGAACGACACTGCTCCGCAGATTTAATTGGATAGTCACTTGGCTCAAATGTAACTGTTACATCTTTGCCTGCTAAGGTTAGGAATTTTTGTCTCATTGCTCGTTTCTAACCCTTTCTGTTTTGTCTTCATAAATAACGAATACAAAGTGTGCGATAGCACATGCTCGTGGAACACACTCTGTTTTAATGTTATTTTTTTTGCAAAGGTCTACCATTGCTTTTTCATATTTACGAGTGTTTACGTCATAGTAGTACGTATCCACTTTTTTATCGATAAACTTGTCAATAATTTCTTGTAGTCTAGCAGTCTTAGGATTGTCTGACAAGATCGCGAATTTCATCGCTCACCTTATTTCTTTGTAGTAATTAGTAACTCTCTTAGTTCATTTTCTAAAATCTTTGCTTCGTCAGGATTGGCTTTGAGCCATTCAATCATGGTGTCTTTGCCATGCTGTTTAATTTCTTCACCTTTTGAATTAGTAAATACATACCAAGAACCTACTTTAGCAATTTTACCAGCATCTTCCGCCACATTAAACAAGTCTGTTTCTAAAGAAACACCAAAACCGTATCTAATAGGAATTACAAATTCCTTGTTTGGGGCACCTAAACCACACTTGATAATTCTAAAGGTAGTATCTTGACCAATCTTTGGTTCGCCTTGTTCAGGATAAGGCTTTGCCGTTGAATAAGAAACAATACTTGTGGTGGCAAAGTATTGCGGAGCATTACCACCAAAGGTTGTCGGCTTCCCGCCGTAACCACCAATCTTGGCCTGCTGGTGGCTGACACACATCAAGATATTACCATTAACGACAAGCTGCTGTGCCATTCCACGAAGTACTTTATACAGAAGTTTCTGCACATTACCCAGCTTGCTGGGATCACTTACTTCTGCCATTTGATCGCTTTCGGGCGAAAGAGCAGCAATGGAGTCCACAATAATGATTGTCCGCTTTTGTTCCTGCATCAATCGAATGATGATTTCAAGGAATTTCTCGGCTGTCAACACGTTACCTTCTGTAGAACGAATGACTTCTAATTTTGGTCCCAACCCGTTCTTCTCGTCTTCATCGGTCAATGACATTGAAGGAATGGTTTTAAGCAAAGCACTTTGAAGACGAGCTTCAACGTCAGCATAATATGCTTTAAAGCCTTGTTTTTGGGCTTGGGCAACGATAGAGAGTAAGAGGGTGGTTTTGCCGGTTCCGGGACCACTTGTAATCAATACATTACTTCCGATGGGAATACCACCGTTGGTAGCAATGTCAAACGATAGGATGGAGGTTAATGTGCCATGTTCATTGCTTACCATGGTGTCAACATCCATGATGACATCGCCAAACTTTTTGACTAAATCCTTAGTCAATAAGCTGTTTGCAGCAGCCTGAACGTTTTCTGTTTTTTCTATTTTTTCTCTTTTAGCCATTTTATAATTCCGAAATTCTGTTTTTCTTGGTAATGTTGGTGATACCGGTGAACTTCGTCTCCTCGGGAGATAATATCATCTGTTTAGGCTCCCGAAGCAAATATTCCGCATGTCGGCGGGCCAACTCTTGGTCGATCTTGCTTCGGGTTTCTTTGCGAAGTAACTGGTAGCCCGGCATACAACTATCTTTGTAGTACTTTATCAATAATGATAATGGGTATTTTTTAAGCAATCTTCTACAAGAAGCCACTTCAACTGTGTAGCGTTTACTGAGTTCTGCTAGGAACTCATCATTAGAACAAATCCCCTTTCGCCAAAAAGGTGAAGAGGGGACTGCTTTTTTACGCAACTTGCAAAAGTTTTGAATCATTACCTCGCAGAGGTAATTGGGCTTATTGACTTTTATCGAAGGACAGATTGTTGATTGAAATACACGTAGTTCATCAATATTGACAGACTTTTCATTACCGCATTCGCTTGAATTCGTCTGCTCTTTGTCCATCGCCTTCTGTCCTTATAGTTACGCCCTTTTTGACCATTTCCGATAAACCGTTGATTTCTCTTGGGGGCATTCGAGTAATAGCAAGATTTCTGGACTGGAAGTTATTTTTGTCAGCCACATTGAGGGGGTTTGGCTTTGCTGTCAGGTGGGTTTCCACATATGCAAGCAACTTCTTTTTGGCTGCCCCTTTAATATTTTTGTTGACGTATTCTGTAAATTTACTAAGTTCTTCTTGGTTAAGCATTTAATTCTTTCTCGCAATTTCGTAAGAACCCATG